GTCAGGGTGATATCTCTAAGGTATACCCAGCAATGTTTTCAGAGGAATACCCAAAGCCTCTGGTTGCAAACTTCATTGACGTAGCAGCACGTGACTTAGCAGAAGCAATGGCACCACTGCCATCTTTTAACTGCTCAGCAACCAATATGGTTTCAGATGCAGCACGCAAAGCTGCAGATACTAGAACTCGTATTGCAAACTTTTACGTAACAAACTCTGACCTACAACTGCAGATGTACACAGGCGCAGACTGGTATAACACCTACGGTATGGGTATCGGTATGGTTGAAATGGATTATGATGACAATAATCCTCGTATGCGTGTACTCAATCCATTTGGTACTTACCCAGAGTTAGATCGTTATGGTCGCGTCTTATCTGTTACTCAGGTCATTGTTACCGATGCAGAGACGCTAGGGGCGCAGTACCCAGAGTATTACGATTTAATTATAGGCAAAAACCAGTACGCTCTATCTTCTCCTTATGTCTCAATGGTCAAGTACCACGACAAAGATCAAGATTTGCTTTATATCCCAGAGCGTAAGAACTTAGTTCTATCACGCACACCTAACATCTTGAGTAAGCCAATGGCATCTGTCGTTATGCGTTCCTCCCTAGATGGTGAAGCACGTGGACAGTTTGATGATGTTCTATCAGTTCAGTTAGCTCGTGCTCGTTTTGCAATCCTGCAAATCCAAGCAGCAGAAAAGTCTATCCAAGCACCTATTGCTATTCCACAAGATGTGCAAGAACTTGCTCTTGGTCCAGATTCTATTATGCGTTCTGCTAACCCACAAGGTATTCGTCGTGTTTCATTAGATCTACCACCTGGCATCTTTGCAGAGTCTGGGGTCCTTGAGCGTGAACTACGCTTAGGATCTCGTTACCCTGAATCTCGTTCAGGTAATATTGACGCATCTGTTGTTACAGGCCGTGGTGTACAAGCACTACAGGCTGGCTTTGATACACAGATCAAGGCAGCACAAGCACAGTTTGCTCGTATGTTCCAAGAACTTGTCTCTATATGTTTTGAGGTAGATGAGAAAGTATTTGGTGGTATTCCAAAGACCATCAAAGGAACAGATGACGGAACACCTTACGTTCTAAAGTACACACCATCTCGTGACATCAAGGGTGAGTACGGCGTAGATGTACGCTACGGAATTATGTCTGGTATGGACCCTAACCGTGCCATCATTGCTTTACTACAAATGCGTTCAGACAAGTTAGTATCTCGTGACTATGTACGTCGTGAGATTCCAATGGACTTAAATGTTACGCAGGAGGAACAACGTGTCGATATTGAAGAGATGCGCGATTCTTTGCGTGTTGCTGTTGCACAGTATGCTCAGGCAATTCCAGCCCTTGCAGCGCAAGGCCAAGACCCTAGTGAGATTATCACACGTATCGCAAGTGTTATCCAAGGTCGCCAAAAGGGACAATCACTAGAAGCGGTAATCGAAAAAGCATTTACACCAGAACCACCTCCAGCCCCAGAGATGCCACCTATGGCACCAGGTATGGAACAACAACTTCCAGCAGCAGGTGCGGCCCCCGCCCCAGCCTCAGCGCAACCTCCACAAGAACAAGGTGGTACGGCCCCTGCTGCTGGTCAACGTCCAGATATAGCCCAACTACTAGCTGGTATCACCGGCGCAGCATAATCAGAGGAGGTGTAAATATGAACAAAGGATCACGTGCAGCAGCTCCAATGGCTAAGCCAAAGGAAGGCAAGATGGACAACTCCAAGCCAGCAGGCGGCAAAGTAATGCCATCAATGATGCCAGCAGGACGACGCGGCAACGCAGTCAAAAAGGGATAATAACTTTTAATGGAAGGTGTACTGGGCGATGAAAAATAATGATTACATTCCTCGTCCAGTGCGCTTTCTTGACTTTGTTGTTGTCGGTGTAGGTTTCCTACACAACATAGCATCATCTGTTGAAACATTAACAGGTGAACTAATGGAACTATCTATTTACCATTCAAATCATATTACCCAAACTAACAGTGCTTGGGAAGATATGGCAAACGATTTAGAAAAATTAGAGGAGGACAAACAGTGAGTATGATGAATCCACTGGCTGGACCAGCAGGCCCAGGTAAGTTCTCAACACGTACCGATAATCTACAAATGGGATCTACAGCATATGGTGAAGGCGTTGAGACGCAGGCTATTAAGTCAGGTGCTCCGCTTTCTAAAACTCCAGATGTCAACCCTGCTCGCGCAGGAGATGTGCGTGCAGCAGCAGGACAAGCACAAGCAACAGGATTATATGCACTATCAGATGAAACACGACCAATTACTGCTGGGTTAGATCGCGGTGATGGTCCTGGGTCCAACGCTTTGATGATGTCAAAGTCAACAGTAAAGCTATCAGATTCTTTGGCACTAATGCTTCCTTATGACATTACTGGTGAAATTGCAGTTCTGTATCAGACAGCACTATCTCAAGGTAACTAATGGTTGACAATGTAAAAGCAGCAGCACTTGCTGCAAACCTACAAGGTCAGTCTAAGAAACAAGTTGATGATTTAGTTAAATCTCTTTTTGTTCACAGAGAACTATCTAATCTTCCTAAAGATGTAGCAACTGCTAAGTATGCTGCACTGCCACCAGATCAGCGTCAAGATCTTGTTGCTAAGTATGGACAAGAAGACCCAATTACTAAGCCTTCTCGTGGTTGGCTTGGTACTGCTTTGCACTACACGGCTAATTACAATCCTTTAACACTTGCATTTAAGGGTGCTATTGAATTATCTGACCTTGCAACACGAACTTATCGCGCTGTTGCAATTCCATTATCAGAAGGTGATATTGGTTTTGCTTGGGATAAGGCAAACGATAAAGGCGATAAGGTTTACAACCAAAACCGAATTGAAAAAGCAAAGCTAAAGTATGGCAGAGATGCTGTAGATATTGCTATGCGTATCAAGTCCGGTGAAGATGTAGGTAAGTTATTTGCTACTGCAACTCCTGAACAACAGAAGTATATTATGTTGGCAGATCCGCAAAACAAAGTTATACCTAACGTCACAGATATTGATAGTGCTCGTGATCTATTTAACGACACTTTACTAGAAGTAGACCAGGCACGATTTTCACCAGGTCGCCAGTTTGCAACTCTTATTCTTCCTGAGTCATTAGAAAAAAATGGCTTAGTCTATGGACTAGTATCTGGAACTGCAGATGCTGCTTACCGTTTGTTTGCAGATCCAATTGTTGTAGCATCTAAGATACGTAGTCTATATGTTGTGGGCAAGTACTCACTTGATGTTATTACTAATGGTCAAAAAGCAGTTGAATATTTTGCAAATCCAGCAGCTACTAACTTCTGGAATAGGTACGGAGCAAAGCTAGACGAGTACACAAAGGCTCAAAAGTCTAATGCGCTAGCCTCAGAATTAGTTACACTGCGAGATGAACTTAAAGTTCTGGCACCAGAGTTTGGTCCAGCGGTTATACGTTTACTTCAAGATAACAAAGTTGTAGATGCAATCTCTACACGTGCTTTCCTTGAAAATACGGATGAAGCAACCAAGATGGTTCAAGGGTTTGTTGGTCGCAAGCGTGTAATTCTTCCACGCTTAGATGCACAACGTAAAGCAAGAATCAACATTGTTACAGGTGCTAATAGAGTAATCAACATTGATAGACTTGCACCACGTATTATGGATGCTATCTATGGTGCTCCAATTACAACTGATGGAATCGTTGAAGCTCTTTCTAAAGAAGGAACTGAGATTGGTGCAAGAGTTAAAGACAGCCAAGAACTTCGTTTCTCATCAGCAACAGTTGGAGCACGACTAGATAGATTTAAGGCTAAGTTTAATATTGCTCCAATGTTTAGGGACGACAAGTTTGATGTAATGGCAGCAGATGCTTCAACTCAAGTTTTTCGTCTTGCACGTTTAGTAATGACAAAGCAAGATGCAAAAATGATTGCAGAAACCTTTGAAGCAATTACAGATATTGGTAAACGTAAAGAAATGGTTAAGGGAATTTGGGGAACTATTGCAGAAGCCCGTGGACTTAACCTTACTGAAGCAGGACAAAAGATTGTTAGCATAACAGTTGGCAAGGGTGACAATAAGTTTTCTGTAGGAAACTTTGGTGATGACTTTCAAGATATTGGTGCAATCCCATCTGACTACACATCAGTAATGTCAACACCTAGCCTTGTAGATATTGACCGCGCAGCAGCGCGATCTGGTCTTATCAATACAATTATGGGTACTGCCAACAAATCTTGGGTAGATAATATGACTGGGTACTGGTCATTCTTTACATTGGCTGGTCCTCGCTATGCTATCCGTAACGCATCTGAAGATCTAATGGTTCACCTTGCTATTGGTGGTAGTCCTTGGGGTCTTGCAAAGAATCGTTACCTAGCAACTCGTTTTAACACAGCATTAGAAGGAGCAAGAACGTCTACTAATGCAGCAGATAATATGCTTGGATCGTTTCTTCGTATCCTTAACAAGAAAGAAGCTGCTAAGTATGAAGCAGAAATCCTTGCAGTTGACGGCAACATAGTAAAAGCACGTGATGAAATAAAATTAAAGAAAGAAGCAATTAAGGCTACAACAGATCCTGCTGTTAAGGCATCTCTTGCTGCAGAGATTGAGACTCTACGAGAAGTTACTGGTGTCAGTGCTGTAGAACAAACACGTAGAATTATGGCAACATCTCTTACATCAGGTCGTATCAATCGCCTACGTGAGCGTATGGGCCTCAAGCCTATGTTTGAAGAAGAAGCAGAGATTCTTGCAGAGCATATAATCTATGGAAACCTAGATAACACACTTGCTCTTGTATCAGAAGGTGCCTCTAATTTTGCTACCGGTGGCGATATGATTACTCGCTCTACTTTGTTTACCCGTTCGCACGGCGTGCGCTCTGAGGCGCTCATTGTTAATGAGTCACGAGCAGAAAAGTTTGGTCGTGCTAGGGATGATGCAAGTTACAAAGCAAGAGCATTAGCCTCACAAGACGAAGCAGCAATGCTTACTTGGCTTATGCGTATTCGATACTATGCAAACGATGAACTAGGTGCCATTGCAGTTGCTAACCTTAGTAACACACCAGAAGGCAAAGCTCTTGCTATAGAAAAAATTATGGACTGGATGAAAAAGAATCCATCTTTCCGTAAAGAAGCACAACTTGCTGCTCGTGATATTGATGAAAGACAACACGCTGAGATTGTTTACAGACGTGCTGCAGAAATCTTTGAAAAGCGTGGAGCAACTGCTGGTGGTCAAAAAGAAGTTAACCTAGATCTTCTTAATAAGATCCGCACTCAGACAGATGATGGTGAGTTTGTAATTTCTGGCAAGCTATCACTAGATGACCTGCCAACTGTTTCTGATGATATTCCAGAATATGTACTTGGACCAGCACTTGTTCCATTATCAGAGTCAGGCAACATAACAGCCTCACTAATGACTAGTGGATGGACTTGGTTAGGTCTAGCTAACGCACGTATGTCACGTCAACCTATGGTATTTAACGAAATCATTACACTTCGTAAAGATATGAAGAAGTCAGGACTTGAAGCTAAGTATATTGAATCTGTTGTTAGCAAAGTAGACCAAGCAGATCCTAAGAAGGTTGCTAAAGCAACCCTTGCTGCTAAGCGTCAGTTTGCTGAACTCATTGAAGAGCGTGCAGTCAACCAGATTCTGCAATATGTGGACAATCCACTAGTGCGTACACAGTTAGCATTTGGTGCTCGTAACTTCTCGCGTTTTTATCGTGCAACTGAGGACTTCTATCGTCGTATTTCACGTGTTGTTACATACAACCCAATGGCTATTCGCAAAGCAGCTCTTACATATGATGGTGTTGCACACAATGGTTGGATTCAAGAAGATGACCAAGGCGAAAAGTACTTCGTCTATCCTGGTATTGAACCAATTTACCGTGCAGTACAGGGTGCAATGACAGCAGTAGGCGTACCAGCAGAGTTTAAGGTACCCTTTCCAGTACAGTTTGGTTCACAAGTTAAGATGTTAACACCATCATTGAACCAAGATTCAATTATTCCTACATTTTCAGGTCCACTATCTGGCATATCAGTCAAGGTTATCTCTAATCTAGTAGATATTGCTGGAGCACCAGGTGCTGCAGATACTATTACACAGATGTCTTTAGGTAAATATGCAGTAGATCGCTCATTTGTATCAGCGTTCTTACCAGCACACATCAATCGCTTGTATGAATCAATGAATACTGACGAACGAGATGGTCAATATGCCAGTGCTTGGCGTAAAGCAGTCACATACTTAGAGGCTGCAGGTTACGGACTACCAGAAGAGTACGATGAGACAGGTAATTTAATAGCACCTTCTATCGCAGCCCAAGAACAGTACCGTCAACGTATTAAGAACACTACGCTCAGTATCCTTGGTACACGCTTTATCTTTGGCTTTGTTGCACCAGCTTCACCGCAGGTACAACTCAAGGCAGATATGTCTAACTGGATCAGAGATAACGGTAAGGCTAACTTTAAGCAGGCTTGGAACAGTTTATTAGACCAGTACCCAGGTGATTTTGATTCAGCAATGGCTAAATGGGTAGAGTTATTTCCTAACCAGATACCATTTACAGTCACTGAATCTGACAAGAAAACAGTTGCTGTTATTAGATATGCAGAAGAATCTGGCAAGTTTGTTGAAGATAATAGGGGCCTATTTGACAAGTACCCACAGGGTGCAGCGTTCTTAATTCCTCACAAGTCAGGCTTTTCTTGGGATGCCTACCAAACTATAAAGAATGCGGGTCTAAAGTACAACAAGCGCGTAAGTGATTACCTGCGTGATGTACAAACTGCATCAGATCTACAGGTCTATTACTCAAAGAAGAACGAATACGAAGCAGGTCTTGAGTCAAAGATTACAGACTTTGAACGTACAGCAGCTCGTCGTGAGTTTACTGAGTGGGCAAAAGTATATAAGGCAGGACGTCCTTTACTTCAAGAAGAGTTAGCAGAGGGCGGAAAGAAGGCTATTGCACGCGTAGCTGCAATTGATGATCTTCGCAAGATGCTCAATGACAAAACAGTTAAGACACGTGGACCTGTACAGCAATCTCTTAAAGAGATGCTAGATGTCTACGATGCTTACAAACTGCAAAGGTCTGCACTAGATAATCTTTCAGGAACAACAAGTCTTACCTCCTTTATGAAAGATAGCGCTATTGTAAAGTTGCGTGAACTTTCAAAGGCAAACGAAAATACTATGAGTGCTTACAACACATTGTTTGCATCACTATTAGGAGACACAAATGGCTGAACCAACGTTTAATAGTGCAGATGCTGCACGTTCATCGGCTGCGCCAATGGGTTCTGCTCCTGCTCCTGCAACCGCTGGTCAAGAAGTATCACTAGATGTGTTTGCAAAAGATGTAGCAAGAGGCACCGATGCACAACGTCTTGCACTAGCTCAGCAACTTAAAGATGCTGGACTTTGGAAGGGTAAGATATCTAGTAAGTTTGATATTAAATACTACGGATCTCTTGTTAAATTAGAAGAGCAATACCAAGGTCAAATAGCACTTGATAAACTTATTGGAGTTACAACTGCCACTAGCCGATACAACGTACTTGCAGGTATCCTTGCAGGTGGCGATGGTAGCGATGATGGTCCAACAACTACTAAGAACACCTACGTCACAAGCGCATCTCAAACCGCTAAACTCCTTGATGCTGTTGCGGTAGATCTACTTGAGCGCAAGTTAACCAAGGCTGAAAAGGCTAAGTACCTAAAGCTGATTAACGCTGAACAGAAGCGTCAGCCTAGTACTACAACAACTGGTAAGGGTTTCAGCACCACACAAGGTGGAATAGATGAAACTCAATTTATCACTGAAAAACTTGAAGCAACTTCAGAGGCAAAGACTGTACGTGCTACTGACGCCTACGCAATTATGATGCAAGAGTTCGGAGGCTTACGCTAATGGCTAATGCAGTACAAACTAAACTACAAAAGATTTCTGGTGAGTACTCTGCCAAAGTAGCAGATATTCGTAAACTTGAAGCAGATAAGCGCAAGCCATTTGTAACAGATGCTCAAATAAAAACTATCAATACACAGATTAAAAAACTTGATCAAGAACGTTTAGGGTTAAATACAGAATTAAACAAACTTACTAAGTTAGCAAAGACTGCTGAAGAATACATTAAACTTAATAAAGAATTTAGCACTCTTGAAGCAGACATTGCAAAGGCTGAGGCACGTGGAGAAAGCACAACATCACTTAAACAAAAAAGAACTGGCGCTGTCTCTCGCTTAAAGGAAATCTCACCAGAAGTTGAGCGCAATTTTCCTGAGATTAAAGTAGCAGCACCAAAGATTTCTACTACTATTACTCCAGATCCTGGCAGTCCTACTGGAACACCAGCACAAGCACCAGGTACTCCACCTTCAGGTATAACACCTGCAGTAACACCTCCTCCAAAGACACCACCAAAGACTCCTGCCAAGACACCTCCTGCAGAAGTTAAGCCTGTTGTAGACAGAGAAACAGAGGCATTAAATGCAGCCGCAGGAGCAGACTTTACTTTACCTGAAACTTTGTTTAAGAACATACCAAGTCTTAATGCTCTTCTAAAGAAGTACGTCAGCACTCCTGGTATGACACCAGATGCTTTCCGTAAGATGCTTCGTGATGATGTTTGGTACAAGCAAAACTCTGGCGAAATCAAGAAGCGCTATATTCAGTACTATAACTATCGTGATCTTCAGGCAACAGGACAAGCTCAAGGCACTTCTGATTATGAGATGCAGATTGAAAAGATTGTTGCAAGCCTAACTAAGCGTGCCGCAGTAATTGGTTCTGCAGCAGCATCAGATCCTGTAGCACTTCGTAAGGCAGCAGAGAATCTTTACATTACTAACCGCAGCGAAGATGAGTCATTTATTGATGACTTCCTAGCAGCATCAATCCGTCCAGTAGGCGGAATGATTGGTGGTAAAGGTACTCAAGGTTACTCAGGTCAAGCACTTACCAACTATCAAGAACTAGTAAAAACTGCTCGCAATAACGGTTTCCAAGTCAGTGACATAATTCCTGGTGGTGCTAATGAACAGCAAGTTCTACAAGGTATTGCATCAGGTAAACTTGATATCAACCGTATTATTCAAGATGCACGCAAGTTAGCAGCACAAGGTCAGCCACAATATGTACGCGATCTGTTAGCTCAGGGCTACAACCTAGACCAAGTATTTGCTCCATATCGTCAGACTATGGCAGCAGTACTAGAGATTGATGATCCAAATTCTATTGACCTCAATGACCCACTGCTTCGCTCTGCTATTAGCGACAAGGGTGATATGAACGTTTATGACTTTAAGAAGGCGCTTCGTAAAGACAATCGCTGGCAGTACACAGAGCAGGCAAGACAGGATGTATCAAGTGCAACGCTTGACATCCTTCGTGACTTCGGATTCCAGGGGTAAATAAATGGCACGCAAAGATAGAGATATGCCAGATGGCATTAGTACTCCAACATCTTTTTCTACTGTAGATGAACAAACAAAAGCGCAAGCAATGCGTGATGCTGCGCCTGAAGCTGCAATAGACGACTCTTACTATACAAAGAAAGATTCACAAGGTAAGACTCAGGCACAGCGAGATGCACTTAAAAATGCTCTTGCTACAGCAGCAACTATTCGTGATACTTCAACAACTAAGTCTGCCTATGTAGATCCAAAGACAGGCAAAGTTGTTACTATGTCTAAGGGTTCCGTGGCTGGTGTTACTGG